TAGCCAAGTAAATACCCGATTCAATGTTGTTGTGGCATTGGTTGCGTGATATGTAGCCGTAACCACCTACACCACAATCTTGTATACGCAAACCTCTTAAATTGTGGTGTATATCACAGTCAACAATGCTTACTGCCGCAGTGCTTCTGATTCTCATAGCACCACCGTTAGACGTTTCGGAGCCAGCCCAAAATGCTTGCAAATCAGCTTGAGTTGAGTCGTAACCTAACGTACTACCGTCATCCGCAAGCACAGTGCTTAAACCGTTACCGCTCCACCCATTGTATGATAACTCACAATTATCAAAAGTTACTTTTGAAGCGCTTCTAATATATACAGCGTAATCGCCTGAGTTAAAGAACTTGATATTTGTAAACTTAAACTCTTTAGTACACGATGATGAGCTTTGATAGAATACCTTATCGTTAGCACCATCGAAAGTTGCGTAGCCTACTTCTGTTGTGTCTGTGCCGTAAAAGTACAAAGATTTATCAGAAGGCAGGGTGATTACACTTGTTATAACGCATGAGCCATCTATGAATATAGAGTCACCGTCTGTCGCGGCTGCTATCGCACTAGGTATATCAATAAACGGATATAACGCAGAGCCATCCCTTACGCTACCCATGTAATCAGCTTTCACATATAGATCGTATACTTTTAGCGATGAACTCTCTATAGCACTAAGTGTTACAGCTTTAACAGGTATGTGGTCGTACGTGGTACCATTGAATATTCTAATATCACCGACTTCAAAACCATTACCTGTCACGTTCACCCTGTAAAAATCACCTAGAGCATCCGAGCCTGTTGGTAGTGCAGGGGTGTTTGTGTCTGCATCGTAAGCACCTTTATAAACTGATCCGCTTACTATTGTGTCAAGATCTGATTTGAATGCTAGGTCTTTATCTTCAAACGGTCTAAAATGCGCCTTTACATAATGAGTCCCTGCAACAGCGCTTGACTCTCTAACGCTTAAAACCGTTCTGTCTGCGTCCTGTGAATCTGCCTTAGCCATTGAGCTATATATCAACGAGCCTTGCCTGCCTTCTACGGGATGCTCAAACCACCACGTTAATCTATCACCTGCGTTTAATGTTACACCTGTTAACATCTGTTCATAAACAAGCTGCGCTGTACTGTCACCCCCTGCGTACACCTCGTAAAATAAAACATCGGTACTCTGAATTTGTTCTTCTACTATTACTTCTTGCCCGTAAACAGACTGATCAGCAACCACAGTACCCGCTTTAGCGTAATTCACAACACCAGATGAAGCAGCAGCACCGTAGATTTCAGCACTTAATAAATCATCTGAATAGGTACGCCCACTAGGAGGTATTACGCCCGTAGAATCCTGATTAACAGGGTCAGATTGATCTTTCACTCCCGCCCACATTGGAAACCAGTCAATTTCTGAGCTTAGATTGGTAAAGAATACGTTTTCCCCACCTGATGAAAGCTTATGTTGACCACCAAAATACAACGAGTTTAAAGTTGTTTCTATAGCTCTGTTTGCTGTGAGTCTGTTAGTTGCCGTGTCAAAAGTAAAATGTGCCAGTGTGGCTCTTTCTTCTTGCGTTACTGTGGTTATTGATGATGTATCGCTAAGCTCTGTACCATCTTTAAGGGTTAAAGTAGTCGTCAATACACTATCCGTAAAGTCTGTATTTATTGATTCTGGGTCGGCTCCTTCAACACCTGTATTTTTATAATCCCAACAAACCAGTGTGACTCGCTGCCAGATAACGCCAGTGTTAGCATCACCCTTCAATATTACGTCACCGTCTTTTGAGGTGATCACAGCCCTAAATGTGTCACCTACATCTATATCAATGGGGTTGTCATATGTTATGCGGTTTATACCTGGTTCAACTTCTGGAGGTGCTGGAAAGAAATTCTCAACAAATAAAACATCATTGATGTAAATATTTACTTGTATATTTGCCTTTACACTACCTTCAGCAAATTTTATATCTGCATAAGTTACGGTTTGACCGTCTTCCGCTGGATTTAGAAATGGAGGTGTAACATATTGAAAGTCAGGGTTTACAATATTATCAGCATCTATTGGCGTGGGGATTATCTCACCTGTTGACAGTCTGTTAACTATCATTTTAGGATTGCCAATCTCAAGGAAATCATGAGCAACAACTCTAAAGTGCTCATCTTTTGGAATATTGGTCACACATATAGATTCGCCACCTGAAGCTATAGAATATGCACCGCCTAATTTAATCGTACTTGTTGATACAACTAGCTCCCCATCTTTAGCGAATACACCCGTGCCAACTAGCGCACCTGTTGCGGCGTCGTAACTTAAAACTTCGTTTTCTTGTGCTTCTGATGTTATAGGCAATGAACCTAGATTGATTACTGTGCCGTCTTCTTTTGTGATTATTAGCTCACCGTTGACTATTTCAATATCAATAACAGTGTTGCCCGTTATGTAATCTTTGAATGTCTTGGCTAATACTGCACGTGTTCTTTTTGAAGATTCGTCATAAAGTGGGATTATGTCGCCGTCAGCGAGGCTTGCGATTTGTGTCAATCGTTTTATCTGTGTCATGTCCTTGGCTCCGTGAGCAATGCTCAGCATAGAGGCGCAATCAAGCGCATTTAAAAATATATCCGTATATATCAATTTTATTGTAGCATAAAAAAAGCCCCGTAAGAAACGAGGCTTTAACTAGCTTATATGTACATTAAGATAAGTTATCCAGTGTACCATCTTTTTCAACCGTCAATTCATTATCAATAGGCATGTAATCACTACCATATCGATAACCATAACGGCTATTACCTTGACCAGCAGGTTGATATGGGTCTTGCTGTTTAGCCATTAGCTCAACATCATATAACATATCTTTTTTCTGCTTGGCGTCAGATAAAAGGTGAAGGGGCAGCGAGCTACCGAATGCAGTAGCAAGCTCGCATGCAAGATTTAACTCTACAGCTAAATACTGCTCGGTGCCTATCCCTGAGTCTTCGTTCGGATCTATGTCCGCTATCGACTCACTCAGTTTGTACCCTATGTGTATCCCTTCACTAGTCCAAGCTGCAACCATACCTTCTAGGTTTTTCAACGCTAAAGATATTTCGCCAGGACTTGCACTAACTGTTAGACCGCTTATACGTAGCTTTTCATAAGATCCATTAACTATTTGCACTTTGGTAATCACCGCTACCCCTCCAAAACTTACTTAACTTTCTTTTTACTAACTTTTTTCGGTTTAACTTCTTCACAAACGGAGTCGATACAATCAACATCCTCAACATTCAAAAACCAACCGTCAGCAAGATACTGCTCTTTTAGTTTTTGGTTTATCGACTTTACTGTGTAGCTAAAGCCTTTCTTATGTTTCCATGCGCCACCGGGTTTAAATACATTAATCATATTGCCACCAGTTGATAATGGCGACCGAAGCCGCCAACGTTAATGCTAAGCTTGCTTATCAAGGATGACGCCAACTTGACTCGGTAGCCATACTTCACAATCAAAGAAGATTACAGCCTTTAAGAACATTGTTTCCGCGTCTGGGTCATACCAGAAAGTAAAGCGCATCGGTAAACCTTGCTCGGTTGTTGCATCCACTTTATCAACTCCACCACCTTCAACTGGTAAGTTACCAGGTACAAGCTTAATAGAGTCGTTAGCCCAAAAAACAGAAGGGTTATTGTTTGCAATATTCAAGAAAGAGATAGCAGCACCGTCGGTTGTCGCAGCAGAACAATTACGGAATGGACCAGATACGATAATAGCAGGTGAAATAACCATACTAGTTCCATTCGTTACACTGTTAACCGTAAACGTCATTAGTTCGCTAGTATCTTCGCGTACTTCAGGGTTTAAACGATTGACGCCAGCAATGGTAAGCTTGTCACCAGCCTTTAAACCAGCAGTAGCACTAACTGCTAAAGACATCTCGCGATTATCAATGTAATTATCGTTAGCGTCTTTAGTTTGTACAGTATGGCTTTGTACACCTGTAACCGTTACACCCGAAGCATCTTGCGCAGCTAGTGTTAATCGGTAATCAGCGCGCGAAGCTTTATCAAAACCACCAATCTGGTTAGGAATGATTGAACGCTCGTAAGCTGTTTGAGGTACGCCACCATGATATTGGTTTAATGCCAACTTATCAGCTAAATCTTTATAGTGAGGTAAAGACAAATGCAAGTTAGCAGCATAACCACCTAAACCAGCATCCAACATTAACACTTCAGCAGCGGAAGTATCTGATTGCTCGATAGCTGTATCACTAGTTACAGACATGTTAGCGCGTGTAATTGCTTTGTTGTAGCAGTAAATATCTACAGCGTTGCGCATTTCACGCGAAAAACCTTGCACAGCCATTTTACGTAAACGCGGGTCACGTAATTCTTTAGTTGTAATCTTGCTCTTGATGTAAAGAGACTTGTTACGACGAATCGGGATTAGTCGATCTGTTAAAGATTGCGCATCTGAGTTATCAGAGTTTGAAACATAACCATCGTTAGCTTCAAAGCGGAAATCTTCAGGCAAGTATTCAACATCATCTAAACGTTGACCATCAGTGTCACCCATACCAAAAGTAGGGAGCATTTTAGAAAAACCAGCAGCAATATCGGTTTCTTCAACAACTTCATCCACTAGCGTCATTACGTCTTTTAATAATTCATTATCAGCCATTTTCTTATACCTTATGTTTTAGCAGCTTTCTTTGCTGCCTTATATTCATTAAACGATTTAATGGAACCATCTCCCATCCATTTAGCTTTTGCTTTTGCCACAAGCTTTTGGTGGTTATCAATAGCGCCACTCGATTTTATATCCGGTTCTGGTTGTGAATCAATCTTCTTTTTAGAGCGCGTTTTAACCTTGCCTTCAGCGTCCGTAAGTATATCAGCAACAGCGAAAGCATTATTGCCAGCTGCACTAATAGCGTCGATTATCTTAGGTGACTTACTCATGGCGAATATAACTTTTGCTACATCTAAGCCCTTTTGCCTTGAAATCTCAGACAAATAGGTGATTGAAGCATTAGTATCACTAAAACCCCGCTCTTTAAGTGAATTAATAAGCGAGTTTTTTGCATCGTCATAAGCTGGTATAGCCTTTGATAACTCTTGCTCTTTCTGATAAAGATAAAACTCAGCCTCATCGTTAACAGGGCTTTTACCCTGCTGCTGTTCAGCTTCTTCTTGCTTCGTTGGGTTGGTACTAGGTGCGCTGTAATACTCTCTAGTTGCTTTCTGAAAACGATCTTCATCGTAATCGAATTGCTCAAGTGTTGGCGGCTTACCTTTTGTTATCTTCCCGACTTGCTCTTCTAGAGCAGCAATACGCTTATCTTTCTCAGCTTCGCGCCTTTCAGCTTCTTCAAGTTCTTTTTTGCGCTTAGCAGATTGTTCCTTTTTCTTTTGAAATGCTGCATATGCTTGCGCTTGCGTCATTTCTGTTTTGCGACTTGTTTCTTGGTCGTCGCTACTATCATCTACATAAAACTCTTGCTCTTCGGTTGCCTCTGCTTGTGGTGTAGCTTCGGTTGCCTCTGAATCAGTCACCACAACTTCTTCAGGTTGAACAGTTTCATTTTGTGCTTCGATTGTATTATCCAGTTCCATATTAAAAATCCTCGCTATATGGTAAACGAAAATAACAAGCTATAACCCCTTGTTAGTAGGTATGGTCAGTATAGCAAAGTATTGGTTAAAATTACAACTTGGCGAATTTAGCTATAAGTTAGTGGTTTTATTTACTAAATTTTAGGCAATAAAAAACCCCAATCAAGGGGTCTTGTTATATTACTGTTGCATTCTACTTGCGGTAGATTAATTCATCTTCTGGTACATCTAAATCAAGCCACGGAGGCTTAGCCCTGCGCTCTTCTGGCGTCATATTCATGCGCTTTTGTACTAGCCTTGCTTCAGCCTCACCCGCCAACCTTTGGTATTGTTTATAAGGATCTTGCATTTTCGCTTTTTTGTCAGCCAACACCCACGCTTTATCCTTATGTCTTTTAAGGTGAGGCCATGAGTTGACAAGCTCCGTTTGCTCTGTAATGTATTTATCAATAAGCTCTTCATCGCCAGATTCTAAAGCATCTATTAAGTTACTCTCTAAGGTTTGATACTCATTCGTATTCTTTGCTTCTTTTGTTAAATCGGCTATGCGCTTGTTTTGCCAATTCAATTCAGAAACTATAGAATCCTTCTCTTTTTCAAATTGTTTAGGGCTGCCACCTTTTGCAAAATTCTCCCTTTCTTGTATCGCATGTTGGAGTTCATGCAATACCGGCGACTTGATTTCTTTGTATGTCGGATCGCCAATAGCTATCCTGTCTTTAGATGGTGCATAGTTTGCTTCTTTGGGTGTATTTATAGAGCTTGTGTTGTATTGTAGGTTAACATTTCTGGAATCAGGGTAATTCTCATACACGGCATTGTGCAAGAGTGAATTACTTAGTTGTGATTCTTGATTAGGCTTTAATTGCCTATAACTTAAATTACCACCTTTTATATCATCAATGTCCCATAGTATATCTTCAATATTTTCAGGTATTTTATTTAGTGAATCGAAATACTCTTCTGATTCTGTTTCTGGTATAGCATCCCAATTACTAGCGTAATCTTCACCGTACTTTTCTATAAGCTTAGCCTCTAACTCTTCTGACTTAGCGTACTGTTCAGCCCCTTCTTTGTTTTTAGCGAGTGCAAATTTTAAGTCTAGCTCTTTATTAAAAAGCGCTTCATCTTTTATATCAAAAACGCTTTTACTGTCATCAATCTCAAACTTCCAGTCACCTTTGTCATTAAACCATCCTGTCTCTTGCCATATTTCATCCCTACCTTTGCCTTGTAACTCTAAAGATTTAGCCTCTTTAAGCGCTCCTAGATTTGCGTTTTTAGCCAATGCTCCTGCGAATATAGCCATATCACCAACAACAGGAATAGTACCAACGCCAGCAATAGCAGCATCACCATAATTGCCTTGCGATAATGCTCGCCCAAAATCATCACCAGCCGTAGCGTCACCAATAACAGGGAGCATTTCACCAAGCGTAGTAACATTAGAGCCTATTCTTTGCGCTCCATATCTATCTGAAACAATACCAGTATCATAAAGCGCATCAGATACTCCCTGCCCCATCTTCTCGCTTAATGTTGGCTCGTAAGCTTCAATGGTTTGTGGTGCAGGTGACAATAAATCTGTTTGCCCCTGTATAGCTCTTTGTGAGTATTTATCGCGTAAGAAGTTTCTAATATCGTTTATTGGCATATCATCAGGAAACTGAGCTTTGCCGACTCCTTTTATTTCTACTATAGGCATTATACAAAATCTCCAACCGCTGGATCGAACACTAGCATGTTATCTTGCACAGAATTATTTAAATCTTTTCCTGCTTCAATTTCTAGCTTAGTTAAATCTAAAGCGTTTTTAAATTGCTTGTCTTTAGCTTCAATGTCAATTTGTTGCTGTTTCTGTTGAGCGTTAACATAATTCATTTGATTGTCAGACAATTGCTTGCTTTGCTTGCCTTGCGTTTCTACCTGAAACTTAGCAACATTCAATTGCAACTCTGCTTGTTTGTTTTGATGTGAAAGCATAATGTTTTGCTCTTTCATTCTTTCAAGCATTATCGCGGGGTCTTCTTGCTGTTGCTGTGAAGCCTGCTCCATTTGCTGTATTTTTTGTTGAATATATTGCTCTTCTTCCTCGTTCTCAGGTTTAAAAGGTACACCCATTTGCAACAATAAATCAATTTCTTTATATCTAGCAACTTGGCGCATACTATCACCGCCTTCACCATCAGTTAACTGCATTGTAGACATTAAGATTAATTGTCCCATCTCTGTGTCACTACCTGCATATTGCAATAACTCAATGTTGCTTTCCCTTTCTGTTTGGCGTTGGTCTTTGTATGCCTCGCCTTTGCTTACTTGTACAGTGTAACGACCGCGAGCAGAGTTTTTATAAGGCCCGTAATTACCCTCTGAATCCTCGCTCATTTCTAAAGTAGTTACTTGACTATACTTTCCACTTGCCTCTTGTACTCGTAATCTACGCTGATTAGTGAAGTATAATGTCTGTGCTGCTGGAATCCACCCCTCACACTGCGCACTAATAGAATGCAGAACGTTTTTAACAATAGGTAAAAAAGCATCGTCTTGACGTTCGTTAACTTGCTGTATTGCATCACCGCTAGCATTTGCAGGTACTGAAGCATTGCCTTGTGCGCCCATTTGCAGGTTGTTATTCTCAAGGAATTGACCAGCAGCCAGAAAGCCAGTACCAGCTTGCGGTGGTTGTGTCATTCCAATAGGACCAAAGTGAACAGGGTTTCCACTTGCGTCCTTTATAGGGTCGGACATAACAAAAGGTGCATTATCAGATTCAGCTTTCGCCCGTTGATTTGCATGTCTAGCTATTTGTTCCGGCGTGTATTCGGGCTTACCTACTTGGTCAGCCGCTAAAATCTGCATCATAGCTGAACCGAACTGATTCATGAACATTTCATTGTCTAACTGTTTGCGCACTTCACCACAGTAAAACTCTTGACCATTAATGACCTTGTAATAACCGTAGCGAGGGAATAAAGGTACGCGCTTAAATGGCATGCGTTGAGGCTTAGTCAAATACTTTTCACCATCACACAAGGCATACTCAACAAACTTTACCTTTTTTCTAATCGTTGGTGCTGGCTCGCCTATTAAGTCTTCATAATCCTGTTTTATTTCGTTGAATTCATCACGCGTATATTTCTGCCCGTTCTGGTCTTTGGTTCCGTCACCAGTGGTTATAGTTAAACCGCTAATAGCAGCAGACATATCATGTACGGTTAAATTCTTTTCAATAACTTCATAGTAGTGTGCAAGATAAACGTCTTTAGTAGAGTTTAAATCTAATATACTATCATTACCGTAACTTGATGAAGGCGGGTTCATGAAAGAGCATATTTTAGTGCTATACTCTTCCTCTGTCGTGCGGCGGTTAACTCTGATTAAATGCCATGCTCTTTTAGCATCTGCTTTATCTTTACGTATAGCGCCAGCATCAAAAACAACAGAAGTACACGCGCTATGAACTATTTCAGCACATAAGTATTGCTTGTCTGGGTCTGGGTTTTCTTCGTCTTCGTATTTACTAGCAAGCTTTACACACCCCATACCGCCAATGATAGCCTCTTGTGTTGCTATCTCGCTCGCCTCTATACCATCAGATGCTTGAAAGTCATTTCTCCAGCGTCTAGCGAGTAGGTCAGCATCTTCGTCGGTTGCATCATCTGAATTACTGATAATGGTAGCGTTCAATTCCATGTCGTTTATGTCGCCACAAACTCTATTTATTGAGCGCCATAGCTTATTAAACTCAGGCTTAGGCTTATTCTTGAAAGACTCGCCTGTATTACCTCGCCACCACTGACCATTAATAAAAAAACGCTCGATGTCCTCCAAACAAGCGTCACGCATTTCTGTATCAGCAGAAGCATAACCGTAATTTATGCTCATTTCTTGGTAGTCTAGCATCTCATTAATTCCTAGTAATAGTTAGGTCGTGACACGTATAACGAATCAATATCAACCTCTTTTTTTATTTCTATTATACTTGATTTATCGAAAGAAAGCACAATCGCGTCGAAAAGGTTAGGAGATGGTATTTTTATTCTGTTCCCGTCTGGAAGTAATATGCCCTTCCTTAGCTCAGGCTTAGTATAAAACCTAACTGTCGGACCGTCTTTAATTGGCGTCTTACACGCTTCGGCTTTCATTTTTTCAAGCATTTCAGGGCGTATTGATTCAGAGCAGAAACTTATTAAGTCTTCATGGTCGTGGTTCTTGCCTTCAACCACTGCCTCCCATGTCTTAAATATACGCTCGGACATTCCAACAATGTTCTGTGCTTTCTTATTAAACAATACGTCTTCATTTAACAGGTTATCTTTTCTGTTTGTCAAGTTGGTTGTTTCGCTAACAAACGGCGCTTTAGGTAAATGTATTTCGCTTGAGCCTTTATAAGCAAATATTTGTGTTGCTTTGCCTGTAAAGCATTTATCTACATTATCACGAAGCGTTGCACCTAAACCATCAGCATCATAACCGAATGAATCAGCGCCATAAGCAACAGCTCTGTTACATGCTTTGTCTATCTTTCTGTTGCCGTTCATACCTTCTATTTCGTCGATATCAGTAACAACAACACCATGTCTAGCAATATAGCCACACGGGTCATTACCTACATCTGAAGGGTCACATGCGGCAACCTTTGTACCTTTACCAGTAAAACCTAGTTTTTTATGTGCATCAATACAGGCAGAGAACCAATCTTCTTTTATGATAGAGCTTTCGATATCATCGTTATATTTACCATTCCATATCCAGTTGAATCTCGATTCTGACATGATACCTCGCTTAACTTTACCTTTGTCCTTTTCTAGCTCTTGACTTAATGATTCGTCATGCCTAAACCAAGGGTTGTCTAGGTAAGAAACCTTGATAATTAAATGGTGTTCGTCCTCATAATAACCATACTTATCTAAGTCGGCTTGATAGGGAATTATAAACTCTTTGCTCATTGGGTCTTGTGAGCTTTCAGGATTCCATAAATACCAAAGCTCTGCGCCTGGTGTATCTCGAAGTGTTGGTCCTAACGTATCAATAGTGCCTTGCTTTGTTTTTGC